AAGTCGATCTGTCGAAGCCTTGTAGTCACCTGATAGGTACATTTCGTTATCTGCCAATTTTCCACCGAAACGCTTAGAAACTTCTTCCGAAGAGACTGGCTTTCCAATAAGAGAAAAGGTAGGATGACGTCTTAGTATCCCATGAAGGTGTTTTTGGAGCGGACGAAGAACCTGCTGTGTCAAGGGAGCACCCGCCGTAATCATGCGAACTTTGAGACTTTCCGCCAAACCTACTGCCTTCACTAGTGAAGGCTCTTGGAGAGCAGATTGTAACATTCGTTCATAAAGATTTCGGTGAGTAATCTCAAGATCAGTAAGCTCGACGTCAGTTACCATATTAATGTCATTGACCCCAGTGGTCCTGTCACGAAGCTCGACTCGCGGCGGTGGTGACTCATAGATTGTCTTTCCTTCCTTCTTCGGATTCTCCCATCGTTTACCCAAACGACAGAAGCCTTCCTTATAAGCGAAGTTACGACATTCCATGAACGCACCTCCACGCGACCGCGGACGCGATTTGCACGCAGCGGTAGATGGGAAGAGCATGCGATACCTTGCGGCATCGTCATACTCACACTCACCTTCCGGGTACACTTCATCGATGGTTCGATCAATATGTGAAAACACTGTTGCCCAGTCTAAGACCGAGCTACCAGCATACTTCTCATCAAGATCACCCCAGTCGACGAGTGGACCCCCAGCAGGCATCTTGTGTTCGGTGGTGAGTTCAATCACGGAACTATCGACCGATTCCTTAACCATTCTTTCGTCGGGACGAGGGCAACCTTTTTTCAGCTGCAGAATGGAAGCCAGGAAAGTATCTTTTACATACGAGGACTTCATCTTTTTGACGTCGTTCAAGTGTGCATCATTTACAATCTTGGTGGATCGGAGTAGATGGTTCGCGAAGCGACCCGCCTTACCACAACACAATATCGCACCTACGTCACGGTAGCCAGACTCTTCTTTCCAAGGAACGGGTGGCGCGACATCAAGATTACCGCTCTGATAATGAAAGTAACTCGCAAATTTCCATTTGACGAATTTCATCCAATTACCAGAAGCGAGTGATCCTAATGTCCAACGCTTAACCGTTTTCTCGAAAGCTCGAGGGGCTGTCGCCGTGTCGTATCCGTAGATATCGAGCAACGTGAACAGACACTTTACGCATCCGGTCACATTAGTCACAACGTCTTGCAACGTTGTGCCAGGTGGAAGGCCTCGAAGGTACATCGAGGGTCCCGGACCTGGAATTTTATCAGTGCTTTTTGGTAAAAGCCTGAAAGGGGTACCGTTCTTAGCCATAATTGCTTGACACAATTTT